CTGGTAAATCTAAAACAAGTGACATTGATGAAAAAGGTCCATTTAGCAAGATGATCGATAGTATCTTTGCTGAAATGTTCCCAACCTTGAATAAAATTTTTGATATGTTTGAAGTGAAGGACAAGGAAGAAAAGGAAAACGAGAAAACTCGCCATAAGAATTCTGCATACGTTTCGTCTTCATTTAGTAACATAGCAGATCAGCTAGAAGACACCAATAAATTATTAACTGCAACGGTTCACAGCCAAGAATATACACTTGAGTTGTTACAAAAAATACTTGAAAAAACTGGAGTTAATAATACCCCCAACATACCACCCCTGGACAAAAAACTTTCAGCGAATAATAAATCCCCAGCTAAAAATATTGGTATGGGATCAAATTTAATATCAAAAACATTATCACTTGCGATGAATATGGTATCAGCAGCCAATGATCCGGACAATCTCGATGCGTTGAATGCTTATATCAATGAAGTAGAAGGTAAAACACCAACACCAGCAGCAGCAACACCAGCAGCAACACCAGCAAAAAAACCCAGCGCCACATCCACGTCATCAACTAGCACAACAAAAATTTTAATTGCAAACGAACCAGTGAATATGGAAACTGGTCTTTCCAAAAAACAATACGATACTATGACTATGGCTATATCAATGAATGGTCCTAATTTTTATCCACCCGAAATCATGAAGCTTTATAATGATCAATCGGCAGAAATGGAAAACTATACAGGAAGAAACAAAAATGAATTAAAAAAATTCAAAGAAGAACACGGTGAACCTACCGAATATACACCCGAAGAAAAAAAAGCTGGTCTTAATAATATTGTATCACCTTCCACTTATAAAGACGAAACAGCTAATAATTCTTATCGAGACTTGAATGACACAATTCAGGGGCAGACTAATGATTATTGGTCTGATCGTAAAAAGAAACAAACACCAGCAACACCAGCAGCAACACCAGCAGCAACACCAGCAGCAGCGCCAGCAGCAACACCAGCAGCAACACCAGCAGCAACAAATCAAGTATCACCAGCAATACAAGCAGCACAAAACGCGGCACCTGTTGAAAAACCAAAACTTGCCGATCAAAATATCATTACGGTGAAAGCAAAAGAAATACTGCTATCGGCTGACAAATTCATTCTGCAAAAGAAAACAGGTGTGTCTACTGGAGTTGCCAATCTTCAGGGTAAGACGCCAGCGGCAACTCCAACTGGCGGCGGAACTACTACTGGTGGTAATACTGGAACCACTGGTGATACCGCAACTCCAACTGGCGCAACTCCAACTGGCGGTGGAACTGCTGGTGGTGGAACAGGTGCAGCGGCAGAACAAATGCAAGCTGGCAATATGACAACAATAAAAACAGCCAGTGGTAAATCTGTTCAGGTTGGCGAAAAATATGCACAACAATTTCAAGGATTTATTGGTGATCTAGAAAAAACTGGTTATAAGATCAATGATATTGGTGGGTTCGCTGATCGTCAAAACGTAAACGATCCATCCAAAAAATCTATGCACGCTTATGGTGCGGCTATCGATATTAATCCAGATGCAAATCCAAATAACTCCACCAAAACTGACATGCCCAAAGAAACTGGAGAATTAGCTAAGAAATGGGGATTGGGTTGGGGAATGAATTGGACTTCAGTTAAAGACCCTATGCATTTTTCAGCAGCAGCACAAGAAGGCGGAAGCACACCAGCAGCAGCACAAGACGCAACAAAAACAGAAACATCCAGTGACGGTGCTAAGGGTGCGGAAACAGGAGCAGCACCAAAACCAACAGCACCAGCCGCACCTGTTGCACCATCAATATCAACTGGCGCAGGAGTTTATAATGCATCCACAAAAAGTGAGCAATCAGCAAGAGAAGCAGCTAAACCTGTTGTTAATATTAGCCAGCCACCACCCCCATCGGCACCACCTGAACCACTAGGGGTGATACAACCACCGATCAGTAGCACAGAACCGGGGAATGTAGAGCCACCAGATTCAAGAAGTCGTTACAAAAAACTCTTTATGATGGCAGCATAAAAAATGGGGTTGCTAGTTTCATCACTAGCAACCCCCACAGTTTAGACGTGTATCATTTAGTCCCTAGACAAGTTCTTGAAAAACTCCATATCCTCGTCATCGTCATCCGTTACACTAGCAGCAGGTGCCGCCTTCGCCTTTGGAGTATCATGCCAGGGAATTTCGTCATCCACATCAGCAGGTTCAGCCGCCTTTTTACGTGCAGTATTAACCTTACCCTGAGTCGTTTCACCAAGAACCAGATCGAGACGCTTCTTAAGTTCGTCGTAACTCTTAAAGTTAGACTCAGCCAAGAAAGCTTGAAGTGAATATTCATGCTTCCACAGTGCTTCCATATCATCATCGTTATCAAACAAAGGTGAAGGAGAAGCGAACTCAGACTTGTCGTAGTTGCGGTAGCCTTCAACGTTGCGAATCTTCAACTTAAAATTGGCACCTTCCCACAAATCAAAAGGATTGATAGGGCGTTCGTCACCAAATTGAGGATTCATTGCTTCGTTGATCTTATCGAAGACTTTCTTGCCAAACTTGAAGAGAAAGTGCTTACCGTTGTTTTCGGGATTAGCCTTGTCTTCAATAACAAAAATGTTTGCGATGTAGTGTAGATTGCGCTTTTGTGCTCGTGCTTGCTTACGAGTTTCAGAACTGTCATCGGTAGACATGTTCCAAAGTTTGTTATTCAAATCCGAAACGGGATCAGGAGTGCCAGCACCAAGTGTAGTGCGGGAATTTTCGATATACCATTGACCGGTTGGACCCTTAAATCCATGTTCCCAAAGACGAACGAAAGGAACAGGTTCATCACCAGGAGCAGGAAGGAAACGAATTACAGCGTATCCATTACCTACCTTGTCAACGTTAGGATACCAAAATCGAGCATCCTTAACAGAATCGGCCTTTGCGTTTAGCTTAGTAATTTCCTGAGTAAGAGTCTCAAGTGAATTCTTGCCACGAGCAGCCTTTAGTTTTGCGAAATCAACCATTGTATTCTCCGTATAAGTTGTATTTGTTGTATAAATTGTATGATTTTATATTGGAAGAAATGCTCTTCCAACATTATTTAGTCTACCACTACAGCGAGAACTTGTCAAGGAGGATTTTACGAATTCGTTCTTTATCGTATGGAAGGAACGGAAGGTATTTTCGTATCTTTAATGATAAGCTTTGCCATACTGGATCATCAGCTAGTTTCTTATTCCACATGGATAAGCAACCAACAAGGTCCGTAAGAACCACAAGCGTTTCGAGTGTGATATCTTTCCCAAGAAATAATTTTAGTAACTTGGGGTGCTGATTATCAATGACCTTGAAATTTTCATCGAAGTCGTCATCCAGCTTCGATAAATCGTTTTGAACGGTGTATGAAAGTGATTGGACTTTTTTACGCCAGTCCTCATAAACTTTTTTAGCATTATCGTTGTTGGTGATATCACGAACCCAGGCATTTTCATTAACCACGAAATTTGCCAGCATAAAATTTCTTGGGTCTTCGTGTCTTGCCAATTTCTCGAAAAAGTATCTATCTTTTCTCTTATTGAATGAGGCCATACCTGATCGAACTTTCCAGTGATATTTTACAACATCATATGCTTCTTCTGTAAAATGTTTCTTAATAGCGATATAAGACTGAAAAGTTTCAAATGGCGTCATTACTACTCCACTACTCCTTAGTCACAATGGTAATACCGCAGATCGTTTAATAATATTCATATTCTCTGCTTCCAATTGAATTTTATACTTGATGACCATATCCTTCTTGATCAAGGCAGCAGCGTATTCAACGTCTAACTGCTTACTCTCACACCATAGCACAACGGCATCAATGTAGTCAAGTTTTTTTTCTTTGCAAATAGATTCGATATCAGAAGCAAATGTAATAGCGTGTTTAAGCATCGTCATCGTCCTCATCGCGCAAAAACGGAAACCAAAGCTTCGAACAAACTCTAATACAAATTCCCCACAATTCCCAGCAAATAACACCAATAAGTGTATACCACCAATAAGGAATATATTGCAGCACCGTGTTATTAACGGCCACCGCACAGATTATCGCTAAAAGCATAAAAATACCGCCAAGCAAAATCTCGTTATAACGATCTAGACCAGTTTCTTTTTTCATTTAAGTCCACAACCCATCGTAATACTTGGCGAACAACCTACGACCATTTGCCATTCGTGCCATGTGTGCCTCTAATCCAACTTTATCTGCTGGACCATTATCGGGATAAAACTGCTCTACCCAATCAATATTAGCATGATTCTCAAATGCAAAGATCATTTCGTCCAGGACATATTCCCATCGATTGTGCCAATTAGGATCGGTCCAAAATTCAGCAACGTCAAATGACTTTGGACGCCGCAATTCTTCGGGCACGTCTTCATCATCAATCAACGGCGCACCAAGAAGGTTTTCCCGCATAACTTTAAGAGCAGGCGCAATAATCAAAGCAAGTGTGTGATCAAGACTCCAAACATCATACTTGTCAATACGAACCTCAACCTTGCGCTTTTTGTTGTGGTCTTTAGGGTAACGTCCCATAGAAACTTTCATCATTTTTTCCTAAGTAAAATGGTAGGCGACCCGAGTTTCGATCTCGGTCTAGAACAGTCATCTACTGCTAAAGGGCTTATAAGGCCCTCTCGTGTCCCAACACCATCGCCCATAAAATATTATCAGTGATGTGATAATGCAAAAATTAAAACAATAATAAAACCAATGAGACCACCAATAATTGTTGGCATTATCTCTACATCACCGCTATTACTGCTGCCACTGCCACTACTAGACCGCACACGAGAAATGCCATAAACATCATTCCCATAAAGAGTTGTAAATACTTCGTGTGCTTCTGACCAGTTATCGTTTTCGATTTCCGCATATACTTTGCGTTGCGATCCATTGATACTAGTATAAGCCATCCATTTTCTTGACATTATATAGACCTTTCGGAGTAATTGGTGGGGTGTCTTGGTATCGAGCCAAGCCAGTCAAAAGACACGCGATTTACAGTCGCGGCCACGTCCTTAGTGGTATACCACCCCATATGGTGATCCTGACAGGATTCGAACCTGTATAAAACTGCTTAGAAGGCAGTGAACTTATCCAATTAGTCAACAGGACCATTTAATTTTTTATCGAACGCGAAACACTGAAAATTTCACGCCAGGATTGTGTTCAGGGTTCCAAACCATAGCATAGCGAACCTTGCCACCAAAATCGGGCATATCCACCACCCTAGCGTTCTCTGTAATCCCCCAAGGTGCCCAAACACGCTCAGGGCGACCAATAGGAGCATCAGCAGGATCGGGCATCACTACCTTATTCATATTCAAGCCACCTTCATCAAAATAGTGTTCTCATTAACTCGTTCTTGGATATTATCCGTTTTCTTCAACTCGGTCAATAGTTTTGTCGTAGCTCTCTTACCACCCGAGAGAATGGCAGCTATGTGATTTTCGGTATTGCGCCCAGCCCGATATGTGCCACTACGGGTTTCGTCGTATTTAGTGATAGCGGTGCGATACACATCCAGACCACCCCTGTCAATGGCATAGAACACCGTAATCGTCTTATATTTGGTGTTTAGCATCCAGAGTTCTTGTGCGCCCAAAATTTTCTCAGGTTTAATGGATGCGATTTTAAATTCCTTGCTTTCCTTTAAAGGCTTGACAAACTGAATTTTTTTATCTACCTTGACAGTTTTGGGCTTACGTGGTTGGCGCATAGCCTTGGCATTACCAGCAAAGCGATCACAATCGGTCAAAATACCGGCGTAGAACTTGCTTCGGGTCCGTAGGTCATCCTTAGCCTTATTTGCGTAGCCTTCGAGCAATTGGGCATCAGCATCCCGCTTAAGCACCTCAGTAGCCTCTTCAGCGATGGGACGATAGAAATCTGCTACTTTGGTAGCCAGAAGCGCGGGAATCTCTTTTGCGGTTAGCCATTCATACATAGATAGGGTATAACCCTGTGCATCAATGGCCTCTTCAAATTCACCAATGAAATCAGATACTTTGTCCTTGATGCGATCTTGGATATTGACGATTTTTGCCGTTTTTACGGGTTCAACGGTATCTTTTTCGATTGACTTTTGATCAACAGACAAAATAGCGTCTGAGACCTTGCTAGATAAAAACGCCGCACTGTTGTCCAGGTTAGCGCCACGAGAGAGAATACGGGCGATCCAAGCAGCCTGAACCGGAAAACGGGTGTCTGAAACGCTCTTAAGCAGTTTAGCTTCCTTAGTGCGACCACAGCCCACCAGATAGGCGTCAAGATATTCTCGGGCGTCATCTCGGCTGCACATGTAGTTATACCACGTCATAGCCTTAGCATAGGCCACATCGTCAACAGGTCCACCAGACAGATCGGGTTCCTCACCTAGATACTTGTAATTGATCAGATATTGCTCGGTCTTGGTAGTGCGAACCGGCTTGATCTTTTTGGCAATTAAAGCTTGACGACGGGCCATTTTTATATTCCTAAATGTGTTCTTCGGGGTTGACAATAAGACGCGGAGAGAACCCCACCACGTTATCCTTGTCCTCATAAGTCGGGATATCTACCACGTCTAGTTGCTGATTGTCAAGCACAAATCCCAGGGAAACCAAAAAAACTTCCATCTTTTCCAGAATTGTGCGAAGACCATCATGTTCCTCGTCAAACTCAAAATTGTATGTAAAATTTTCATGATTGTCAACCATGATTCGGCTGTTCTTTTTAAAAGAAAGTGTAATTCGTGACTTCATAATTAGTCCTTTTCGTTTTACGGTTCCTTATCGTTTTGCCACCCACCCTGGCATAGTGATCTCTGCCTCTCGGATGGTGACAAGACGCTTTGTGCCTTCATTGAGCACTTCATACTCGTCAGAGGTGTATACAACCGAACACCGGCTTTTGGGGTAGTAGTCACCACCATAGACCTTGAACGCTTTAGGCGTCTCATATTCGATGGCTATGAGAGTTTCAAAGGTAATCCGGTCAGGCATAGCGGTTTCCTTATTCATCATATTAAGAATATACCACCAACAGAAAATTAGGTAAATGCTATTTTATGCATAACAGCTATGCATAAGGATTTCGGCGTAGCAATTCACGAAAGATAATACGCTTTGAGCGATCGACTTCTGACAGCATATGCGTGTCCAATTTGCTTTCATCTACTTTGCAGAGAAAGTTATACGTGACCAGCAGATCATCTGTCGATTTGAAGCGCAGCATCAGCGGTGCAAAAAACTTACGCATCATCTTGCATCCCCATATTCATCGTTAGTTCCAAGTCCAGAAAAAAACTTCAGCATTTTCATAGACTTTAATGTGTCCAAAAACCTTAGCATTACCATAGACCCCAGCATTGCCATAGACCCGAGCATTGCCATAGACCTCAGCATTGCCATAGACCTGAGCATCACCAAAGACCTGAGCATCACCAAAGACCTGAGCATTACCAGAGACCCAAGCATTACCAGAGACCTCAGCATTACCAGAGACAATGGCATTACCAGAGACCCAAGCATCACCAGTGACCCAAGCATTGCCATAGACACAAGCATTGCCATAGACCATAGCATTGCCAGAGACCATAGCATTGCCATAGACCATAGCATTGCCATAGACCCAAGCATTGCCATAGACCTGAGCATTGTCGCAGACCCAAGCACTACCAGAGACTTTAGCCTCAAGTCCAACATAAACAGTGCGGGAAACATAAGCAGTAGCAGCAACCCAGCCACCACCATTGGGGTGTTTGTGCGCTGCCACCGGACCTTTGCCATCTTGAAAATCATACATGGTAGTTTCCTTATTCATCATTCTCTATGACCACATAATAGCATATCAAACGGTGGTGTCAACAGAAAAATCACACAGTTTCTGAAACTTTTTCCACAGCGCGGCAGTTGCTGAGATAATCCCACGCCACGTTGCCGTCGTCCAGGCGCACACCCACACGGGTCACCTCACGGAGCGGGTTCACACCG